TCAAAATTTATTCCTCTGAACTTCTGACAAAAATTTGGGGATATGGTCATACCACCGTCGGAGACGTAACTTTTGAATCTGCCGCATATGTGGCAAGATATATCACCAAAAAAATTACTGGAAAAAATGCTGAAAAATATTACGACGGGCGAAAGCCCGAATATACAACCATGAGTCTCCGCCCCGCGATAGGTCAAAAATGGCTTGACAAATACGCGAATGATGTATTCCCGCGCGATTTCATCGTTTTACGAAATACAAAAATGCGCCCACCAAAATTTTATTTAGAAAAATTTTCTTTACATCATCCTAAAATTGCTTTACAAATCAAAAATCGTCGAAAATCAAAAACTAATGAGTTCGACTATGATCGGACACCTGATAGGCAGGAAGTCCGCGAAACAGTAAAAAAAGCACAAACCCAACAACTAAGGAGAGATCTAGAATGTTGTTAAATGTCTATTCAATCATCGATGAAAAAGCAAAATGTTATTCTGCCCCCTTTGTAATGCCGCACAATGGCCAAGCCCTCCGCGCTTTCGGCGACCTCGTTCAAGACAAAACTTCCGCAATCGCAAAACATCCCGGCGACTATCGTCTTTATAAATTAGCCACTTGGGACGATCACTCTGGTCAATTCAGTTCATCAAAGCCCGAGTTTCTCGCGGCCGCAATTGATTTTATTGAAACTCTTACGCCGACAATGGCGTCAATTAGTAAAATTTAATAGAGTTTTCAAATTAAAATAAGGATAAAATTATGATAAGAAATCGCGTACAAATTCTTTTCAACAAAGAGGACCGCAAATCCATTTCGCGGACCGATCAGTCTTTTTCAAAAGACGCTGACATGAATAATATTATCAAGTCACACAACAAAACCGGTGTTTTATCCACCGGGTTTCAAGGCTCACACAGCCCTCAATTCGGCGATTTCTCCAAAATCCCCGACTTTATGACCTCAGTCAATACAGTCAATCAGGTCATGGACAGCTTTGCCCAGCTTCCGGCCAAAATCCGGGACAGGTTCAACAATAGTCCTGAAAACCTCCTTTCGTATATGTCGGACCCGAAAAACGAATCAGAGGCCCGTCAAATGGGTTTATTGCCCCCTTTGACAAACGATCAAAAGGCCGCAAAAGCGGCCCAAGAAGCCGCTGAACAGGCGGCAAGAGACGCCCAAAAGGCGGCTCTTAATAATACAAAGTAATTATGATAGTCTAGACCAGTATATAACTTGATGTAACTGGTCTAGGTGACACCAAACTACAATTTGGTGTCTAAAAAAGACAAAAAAACAGGAGAAAAACGCCCATGAAATCAGTTATGAGGCATCAATTCAGCCAAATACCTAATGTCGAAATGCCAAGATCGACCTTTAACCGTTCCCACGGGCACAAAACCACGTTCGACTGTGGGTTTCTCGTCCCGTTTTACGCAGACGAAGCTTTACCCGGGGACACGTTCCGTATGAGAGCCACCCTGTTCGGGCGTCTTTCCACCCCAATTTATCCCCTCATGGACAATCTTATAATGGATGTCCATTATTTCGCTGTCCCTATTCGTCTTGTATGGGACAATTTCCAAAAAATGATGGGCGAACAAGTGGACCCTGAGGATTCCACCGACTTTCTCGTTCCACAAATCGCCGCCCCAGCCGTTACCGGCTGGACCCAAGGCACTTTATCTGACTACCTTGGGCTCCCTGTCGGAGTAGCATCATTAGCTTCGTCTGCCCTATGGCACCGAGCCTATAATCTCATTTTCAATACATGGTACAGGGACCAAAATCTCCAGGATTCCCTGGTCGTCGACCGTGACGATGGCCCTGACTCCGCGGCAGATTACGTTTTACAACGCCGCAATAAACGCCACGATTATTTCACCAGCGCGTTACCATGGCCCCAAAAAGGCGACGCTGTCGCCCTCCCGCTCGGCACCGAGGCACCTGTCACCGGTATTGGAAAATTTAATCAAACTTTCGCTGTAGCAAACCAGCCGGCGTATGAATCCGACGGTACTCGGCCAACATATGCCCGGTACACCGCAATTGACCCGGCCGCACCCGGCAATGAGGTTTATTACGTCGAGGGACAAACCATCAATGGCACGGATTATCCCAATATTAAAGCCGATCTCAGCAATGCCACGGCCGCAACTATCAATGCCCTTAGACAGGCGTTTCAATTGCAACGCCTTTATGAACGCGACGCTCGGGGCGGTACTCGCTACACCGAGATTATCCGCGCTCATTTCGGGGTCTCATCCCCCGACGCCCGTCTACAACGCCCCGAATACCTCGGCGGCACGTCGGCTCCTGTCCGACTAACTCCAATACCACAAACATCAGAATCCAATACCACTCCCCAAGGGACTCTTGCGGCCTATGGGACCATCACCGTCAATAACGCAGGATTCACAAAAAGTTTCACCGAACATTGCGTCATTCTCGGCCTCGTATCAGTTCGCGCCGATTTAACCTATCAACAGGGCCTTTCTCGTATGTATTCCCGGCGTACTCGCTGGGATTTCTACTGGCCCGCCTTGGCTCACCTTGGAGAACAAGCAATTCTCAATAAGGAGATCTATTGCGATGGATCCGCAAGCGATCTCCTCACATTCGGTTACCAAGAACGCTGGGCTGAATATCGTTATTTCCCCAGCAAAATTACCGGAAAATTCCGATCAGTCGATGCCAATAGCCTCGACGTCTGGCATTTATCCCAGGAATTCGGCTCACTCCCAACATTATCTCCAACCTTTATCGAAGAAAACCCGCCTATGGCGCGTGTTCTCGCCGTCAACACAGAACCTCATGTTCTGTTTGACTCGTATCTCGATTTACAATGCGCCAGACCCATGCCCGTGTACAGCGTACCGGGACTTATCGACCATTTCTAAACAACCTCTGAGGGGGGGGGTTTTTCACCCCCCCCTTACCAGCGGAGCATCATATGAGGCACAACAAAATAAAAAAAATACTCATCTTAATAACACTCACAAGCCTCTTTATCGGATGCGCTACCGCTAAAAAATCTCAAGAGTATCTAGAAGCCTGCTTACAAGATCAAAAATGTGTCGATCAAATGAACGTCATTAAACAAAGTACATCTTCGAGCGTTTCAAGTATTGTTGATTCTGTACCAAATAAAATAAGTCCTTTTGCCGATGTCATAGGATATATGGTCGGCTCTCTTGTGTCGTATTTCTACGGAGTACGTCAAGGAAAAAAATTAAAAAAGGTGGGATAAAATGTGGGACTGGATTCAAAAAGCTATCCCTTTCGTTGGCTCTATTTTCGGTGATGTTACATCTGCAATTTCTCAAGAGCGCACAAATGAAGCAAATAAAGAAATGGCCGAAAATCAAATGGCCTTTCAAGAAAGAATGTCGAATACCGCTCATCAGCGGGAAATTAAGGACTTAAAAGAAGCTGGACTCAACCCTATTTTATCTGCCAAATATGGCGGTTCTTCAACTCCTCCCGGGGCTACCGCCACCATGATAAATCCCATTCAATCCGGCGGAGCATCTATAAACTCTGCTATGCAAACAGCAATGGATATGCGGCTAAAAAAAGAAAATATCAACACCCTTAAAACTCAACAACTCGCAAACTCAGCTCAAGCCGCAAATAATTTTGCCTCAGCCGGAAAAAACGAAGTTGAGACCGCTGTCTCTGCTCAAAATTTAAGAACTCGCAAAAATGAAGCCGATATTAGCGATGCAGAATCTTTTTCTCGGAAGTCATGGTTTGGTAAATGGCTTACTCCAATTGCTGATACTTTCGGTGCAATCGGAAATATTTTCCGAGGTTCTGCTTCCACAACTTATAAACATTAAAGGAGGTGATACAAATGCTACGCAGACGTAATTCTCGTCGTAGAGATCGGCGATATTTTTCAAAATCTGCTGATCGAACGCACAAAAAAAACTTGCAAGCGTACCCAATGCGCGGCGGGTACCGATTATAAAATATGCCCTGTTATCATCCAATTATGGGGTACAGAGGCATCGAACCCAACCCCGAGACAGGAAAAACCCCTGTTGTTTTCAACCATCGTCATGGTTATCAAGATCAACGGATATACTTGCCCTGCGGCCAATGTATTGGCTGTCGCCTCGAGCGCTCGAGGCAATGGGCAATCCGTTGTGTTCACGAGTCAAAAATGCACGAGGAAAATTGTTTTATCACGCTTACTTTCGCCGAAGAACATCTCGGCAATAAAAGATCACTTGACAAAGATGACTTCCAAAAATTCATGAAGCGTTTACGCAAAAAATTCGAATTTCAAAAAATTCGATACTTTCACTGTGGCGAATACGGCGAAAACTTCCAGCGTCCACATCATCATGCCTGTCTTTTTGGGTTTGATTTCCCCGACAAAAAACTGTGGTCAGAACGCAACGGCGTCAAAATTTATTCCTCTGAACTCCTGACAAAAATTTGGGGATATGGTCATACCACCGTCGGAGACGTAACTTTTGAATCTGCCGCATATGTGGCAAGATATATCACCAAAAAAATTACTGG